ATAGACGAGAATCCCGGAGGGCACGGTCTAAAAGCTTTGTCTCTAAAGTTTACCCCTTATGGAGACTATGAAAAGCCAATGTACGACTGGATTGATAACTACCGGAAGGAACATGGCGTATTAAAAGCAGACTTTCAGTGGGGCGCTATTCCCTTCGATGTAATGAAGACCTATGCGGCTATGGATGCTTTGTGTACTTTTATTCTATACGAAAAATTTATCAAAATCAAGCAAAACAAAAAGCTCAAGTCTGTCTATGATAATATTCTTATCCCTGGAACTCGCTTCCTGACAGATATACAAGATAATGGAGTGCCTTTCGACAAGAAAAGGTTATATCTTGCACAAGACGCAATGCAGACAGACATTGATGAAGCTATTGCCAAACTATACGAAAATGACAAAATAAGGAGGTTTGAAGAAATCAATGCAAAACCTTTTAATCCTAATTCTACTGTTCAATTGCGTAAGTTACTTTTTGATCACCTTGGCCTACAACCAACTGGAAAGAAGACAGGTACGGGTGCGGACTCTACTGATGCGGAAGTGCTCAAGGAACTCGCACTTCAAAACTCTGTACCTCAGCTCATCTTGGATATACGACAAAAATCTAAAATCAAAAATACTTATTTGGACAAGATCATACCTCAACTGGATCGAGATTCTCGACTTAGGACGGGCTTTAACTTGCATAGTACTACTTCTGGCCGTCTTAGCTCTAGTGGTAAACTCAACATGCAACAACTGCCTCGGGACAATCCCACTGTAAAAGGCTGTATTAAAGCGGCAGAGGGTAATAAAATCGTTGCAATGGACTTAACCACTGCAGAAGTATATGTTGCGGCAGTTCTAGCAAAGGATCTGGCCTTGATGGATGTATTCAAGTCAGGCGGAAACTTTCACAGTACAATTGCTCACAAAGTGTTTCAGTTGCCTTGCGAGGTAGAGGAAGTAGCCGAGCTATACTCTGACCGAAGACAAGCGGCAAAAGCAGTAACTTTTGGTATTATGTATGGAGCAGGGCCCGCAAAGATTAGTGAGCAGGTTACTAAAGATAGTGGAAAGTATTTCAGCCCTAAAGAAGCGTCGGAAGTTATTAAAGATTATTTTGACGCCTTTCACGGACTAAAGTCTTGGATTGAAGACAGACAGGAATTTATTGCCCAAAACGGATTTGTCTACAGTTTCTTTGGTCGCAAAAGGAGGTTAAAAAATGTTGAAAGTACCGATAAAGGTATCAAGTCACATAGCATTCGCTCTGGTCTTAATTTTTTGGTTCAGTCCGCTGCTAGTGATGTTAACTTACTTGGAGCAATAGATATGCAAAGCTTCATACAGAAAAATAGTATGGAGGCTAGAATTTTTGCTTTAGTACACGACTCTATTCTCGCTGAAGTTCCGGAAGACGAAGTAGAGTTTTACTCAGAGAACCTACAAAGACTTATTCAACAAGACCGAGGTATTTATATTCCTGGTGCTCCTATTGGATGTGACTTTGAAATAGGTGAAGATTACTCAATGGGGAAATTTGAAAAACTTTATGGTGATATCTTATAGCAATATTCTAAAGGTTAGGTTTCCGGTTTACCAACTTGGTTCCGGAAACTGGGAAAGACAAGACGGATTATTATTTATAGAGGGCAACATAGTTGATGATAAAAATATGCCGGGGGATACACTAGGTATTCGTCGACTGCAAACCCCTCATAAGAACTTATATGAGTTAAGGTCTCAAATTGATACGCTAAGAGGTGTACTTAAAAGCACAGACTCACATTTTATAGATAGCAACGGAATGCCTTTTATCTATGAAAAAAGTAAGTTTTGTAAGCTAAAGTATTATAAAATAAAACAAGTTATTAGAAAAGAGGACTGCTCTTTGCTTGTTCTAGCAGATGTAAAACAACGTTTCGTTATACCAAGACCTCCTTCAGAGGATGTGGTATATGCAGGGCTTTTACACTACGGGGATCTACCCTGGATATTATATAACTACGCGGAGGAAAGGCCGCTTGATACAAGAAGAAAGGTATGAAAGCAGTTCTTAGTAATCGCATCTTTATGGAGTGTACTCCGGAGTACCGAAAGGTACTTTCGGACGAGCTTACATATACTATAGCAACGCAAAACCCTAACGATCCTCCACAGGTTATTAAAAATCTGCAGCGGGTGCGCGAAAATCTGGTATCTATACCAATCGGACGAACGGACCTTATACCAAATGACTATGAAATTGTTGAAAAACGGCTGTGTATTCCTCTTGATTTTCCTGAGTTTGGCTTTGAGCTACGAGCCAGCCAACAAGAGGTTTACGACCAGTTGGATGATAACTCTATTATCAACGCCTGGGTCAGTTGGGGTAAAACATTTACAGGACTTGCAATTGCAGGAAAACTCGGACAAAAAACACTTGTTGTAACACACACAGTACCCTTGAGAAATCAATGGGCCAAAGAAGTGGAGAAAGTTTATGGATTTAGTCCCGGTATTATTGGGAGTGGTAGGTTTGAGCTTGATAGCCCTATTGTTATTGGGAATACTCAAACTTTGTATAGGAATATCGAGAAAATCCGAAAGGAATTCGGAACTATAATATTAGATGAAATGCACCACGTTTCATCGCCCACCTTTGCTAAGATTATTGACACCAGCCATGCTCGATACAAGATCGGGCTTTCTGGTACAATTGAGCGCAAAGATGGAAAACACGTAGTATTTCGTGATTACTTTAGTCCGAAGATATTTAAACCGCCAAAAGAAAACTTTATGACTCCTAGTATACACATATACAGGTCTGAAGTACGGTTTCCTGATGGCGCAAATATACCTTGGGCAAAGCGAGTCAATACAATAGCAAACAACGACGAATATCGTCACTCTGTAGCTATGTTAGCGTCCGCATATGCAGCGCGAGGTCATAAAGTGCTCGTAGTGTCAGATCGAGTTCATTTCTTGAAAAGCTGCGCCGAACTGACTGGTGAGAAATCTATATGTGTTACAGGCGAGGTACCGCATGAGCAAAGAGAGACGCTCATAAATGAAATACTACACGGAGATAAAAATGTTTTATATGGAACTCAAGCAATTTTTAGTGAAGGCATCTCGGTTAATACTCTTAGCTGCCTTATTCTTGCAACCCCTATTAATAATGAACCTTTACTTACCCAGCTCATCGGCAGGGTTGTACGCAAGCACGAGAACAAAAGAGACCCAGTAATTATTGACATTCATTTAAAAGGAAAAACGGCCCAGAGACAAGCATCAAACAGAATGGGCTATTACATGAAACAAGGTTATTCAATTAAACAGCTCTGAGCATAGAAATTTAGTTCTTGACTTTTGCTTCGGATGAGAGTATAATATGTTATTCTACGATTGGGAAAAGATCTTTGATGCTGCAGACGGAAACCCACGTTCTATGTACCTCATTCTTAAAATGATGACACAGAACTCAATTCCGGATAGTCGGCACTCTGAGATTTATAAATATAGTTTTAAAGACTTTTCAGGTAAATCATTTTTGATACATCCTGATTTGCTTCTGTACAATGCGTACAGACATAGTTATCGCGAGATAGCCCAGTATCTTGCTTTAGCTTCCATGCGTCCGTTAGCGGACTATGCAACAACTGGGGAATCTTCTCTAGACGTTCGACTTATCGAATTTGATCTAGAGCTTATCACAACTAATAGCCTACTTTCTATAAAGAATGATAAAGTACATTTTTTATATGAAGAAGCCAACCAGGAGACAATACACTAATGGCACTATCATTTAACAAAGCCGCAGGCGGCGCAAAAAAATCATCTATCACTTCTTACTCTTACCGAGACGGCGACAACGAACTACGCCTTGTTGGAGACGTACTCGCACGATACGTTTACTGGCTAGAGGGTAAAAATGGTAAGAACATTCCTTTCGAGTGTCTTTCATTTGACCGCAACGAAGAGCGATTCAACAATAAAGAAAAAGACTGGATTCGTGAGTACTACCCCGATCTAAAGTGTGGCTGGAGCTACGCTATGCAGTGTCTTGATAACGGCGAAGTAAAAATCGTCAATCTCAAGAAGAAGTTGTTTGAAGCAATTCTTACTGCAGCAGAAGACCTTGGAGACCCTACTGACCCAGAAACAGGTTGGGACGTTAGATTCAAGCGTGTCAAAACTGGTCCATTACCTTACAATGTAGAGTACCAACTACAAGTACTAAAGTGCAAGCAACGAGCACTTAGTGAGAGCGAAATGGCCGCTATTGCAGAACTGAAGTCTATGGATGATGTTATGCCCCGTCCTACTCCCGACGCACAAAAGACACTCCTTGACGAAATTCGAGAAGTCTCATCTGAAGATATGGATGAGAGCCTGGAAGATGAGTTCAACATCGGATGATTTTATTCACGGCAGACTGGCATATAAAGCTAGGTCAAAAGAATGTTCCACGAGAGTGGGCATTAAACCGCTACCGCTTATTCTTCGAGCAGATACACTCTCTCGAAAAGCAGTGCAATATGCACATTATTGGTGGTGATCTTTTTGACCGTCTGCCGAACATGGAAGAGTTGGAGCTGTACTTTTCGTTTATTCGGAAAGTACAGATTCCGACTCTTATCTATGACGGTAATCATGAAGCAACAAAGAAAAACAAAACATTTTTTACACAATTAAAGCAAGTATCGAGGGATATCAATCCTCTAGTACAAATAGTAGATATTTCGTATGTAGATACTGATTTTGGGTTTGGGGTACTTCCCTACGCAGACCTTCATCGTAAAAACTCTATTGAACTGTTTGACCAAAGCAAGCCTTTGTTTACTCATGTTCGTGGTGAGATACCTCCACACGTCAAGCCAGAGGTGGACTTAGACAGATTTGAGGATTTCCCTGTTGTTTTTGCAGGAGACTTGCACGCCCATAGTAATACTCAGCGCAATATTGTATACCCAGGAAGCCCTATGACGACTTCATTTCATAGAAATGAGGTTAATACAGGGTACCTTCTGATAAACCCAACCAACTGGACATGGATGTGGGACTCTTTTGAGCTGCCCCAGCTTATCCGTAAGACCGTGTCTAGTACTGATGAAATGGTCCCTACAGAGTGGCACCACACTATCTACGAGATAGAAGGTGATATGCAAGAACTTGCAAACGTAAAAAATAATGAACTGCTGGATAAGAAAGTAATTAAGCGAAGTAGTGAAGCAACTCTTGTTATGGACAAAGAGATGTCTATGCAAGAAGAGTTAGTAGAGTACTTAACTTATATTCTAGAAATACCAGAATCACGGATACCCAAAATAGTAGGTATATTTAATGATTACGCTTCAAAAATTGAAATGGAGTAATTGTTTTAGCTATGGCCCTGATAACGAGCTAGATCTAAGTAGTAATACAGTCACACAGCTTGTTGGTACTAATGGGATGGGAAAGTCCTCCATCCCGTTAATTATAGAAGAGGCTTTATATAACAAGAACTCAAAAGGCATTAAAAAAGCCGACATACCCAACAGATATGTAAATTCTGGGTATGATATACATTTGACATTCACAAAAGATAGTACTTTGTACGATGTTATTATCAATAGAAAGTCAAATATTAAACTGCAACTGCTAGAAAATGGTGAAGATATTAGTTCGCACACAGCAACTAATACATACAAAACTCTTCAGGATATACTGGGTATTGACTTCAAGACTTTCTCTCAGCTAGTATATCAAAACACTAATAGTAGTTTACAGTTTCTCACCGCAACAGACACAAACCGAAAAAAGTTTCTCATAGATCTTCTACACCTAGAGCACTATGTGAGGTTCTTTGACTTATTTAAAGAAGAGGCGAGAAAGAGTACGATAACTCTTACTAGTATTGAATCAAAAACAGCGACAATTGAAAAGTGGTTGCACGATAACAAATTGAGTGATACAACCATACTGCCTGTATCTGAAATTTCAATTGAGACGGGTGAAGACGAACAAGACCTCGCCAACCTTATGAGTGAAATTAAAAATATCTCTGAGAAAAATAAAAAGATTTCTCAGAATAATACTTATAAAGACTTGTTGTCTAACATTAGTATTGAAGATGCTCAAAG